ATCGGCTCATGGGCGAGGTCATCAACAACAGCTCGGCACGCTGGTTCAGAATCACGACTAACGATGTGGCGCTGACAATCTCCGGCAGGCTTGCTGTTAACGAAGTGCTCGTTATCGACTCCGCCAAAATGACCGCGAAGGTCGTGGACACGGACGGGGTGCTCGTGAAGAACGGACTGCCTTTCCTGTCGAGTCTGAACTTGCCCGAACTGAACATGGGTAGTAATTCAGTTGTAATTGAGGCGGAGGGCTGCACGTTCACATCGCTGGCAATACAAGCAAAGAGCAGGTGGAGGTAACCATGGCTGTCATATCGATTTTATCCGCCCAGTCGGATTTCACGGGTGAGATGCCAAACCGGAACAGCACCAAAGGCTTATGGCGCTTCAACTCTGCCAATGTGTCGGAGGAGGATGTGGTGTCCTTCCCGGATTCTTCGGACTATATGCGTCCGGCAACTTTGGTCGGCACTGATTACGCCCTATCGACTGATGCCGTGTTCGGGAACAGTCTGGAGCTGAATCTGTCGGGCAGCACATCATATCTTCGTGTCACGAATGACGGCACGATGTTCAGTCCGCTCTACGGCAGACTCTCTTTCGGCGGGTGCTTCAAGCTCCCGTCGATTCCGTCTGGCTCTGTCCCTTTGATGTCCACGCAGTCCACCGGCGATACGTCATTGTTTCGCTTGGAGCTTAGTAATGGTCGTTTAGTCGTCATGCTCTGCGGCGAAACCGGCGCAACCTGCTACATCCATCCCGAAACCTTCCTGTTCCAGCCGAACCGCTGGTACTTCATCGGGGCCACAGTGGACACCGAAGCAAAGGCTGTGCAGACGGTCATCGGCGACTATACGGATGGGAGCTTCTACACATCACCAGTCAGGAGCTTCACCACACCAATCAACACGTCCTCAGAGGCGGATCTCCTAATCGGCGCGTGGGATTACGAGCATGAGGGCAACATGACCTGCTCGTCCGTGGCTGTGGACGATGTGTTTATCGAGACGGATTCGGCGTTGACTGCCTATGCTTTAGAGCGTCAATTCTTGACCGGCAGAGTATCGGATGCCGGCAATACCACATGTGATGTGTGGAGCAACCCCGGTACGATAGCGTTGGCAAGTATCGACGGTGTGTATCCACCCGTAGGCGATTGTATCACCAGAGCTGTAGCCTATGACATCACTGGAAGCGGCAAGGCCGCGTGGGACTTCGCTTACCTTTCCGGGACTACCAGCCTTGGAAGCGTTGAGTCCTCGACGAGTTCTGACCTCCTGAACTGGACGGACTGGTCTCCCGTTGATGGCGAGGGCAACATCACGTCGCCCGTTGCCGAGTACATCCGCTTCCGCATCACCCTTTGCACCAACGACACCACCCGCACGCCGCGGCTTAATGAGCTGCGCGTCTATGACATTCCGAATAAGCTGTTTGAAGTCAGAGGCTATAGCTATCCTGTGATACTTGACTCGAGTGGCGCTCCGGCTGCCGTTTTGGAGAATGCCTACGATATCACGGTTGCGGGCGAGATCAACGGCGAGGACGTGCTCAAGTTCAGTCTGCCATTCAAGGATTCCAAGCGTCCGTTCGTGCAGAACGAAGCAAAAATCCAGATCGTCAACGACATCTACAAGATTCGCACCGTGACGGACGAAAAGGCATCCGACGGCACGTCAACCACTTCCGTTTACGCTGAAGCAGAATTCTACGATCTGGGCTTTTCGGTCTATAGGCCAGTGAAAGAGTTTATCTCTGAGACGGCCAAGAATGAGATGGCGTATGCCCTCGACGGCACGGGCTGGTACGTTGGTGATGTTCAGGTTTCTACCAAGCGTAGCTGGAAGAGCGAAAAGACGAACGCCTTAGCCATTCTTCGCTCCATAGCTGATATTCACGGCGGCGATTTGGTTTTCGACTGTCCGCGAAGGTTGGTTCACCTCTATACGCAGTATGGCTCGGACTCCGGCGCGGTGTTCGCCTACAACAAAAACATGAGCCAAATTCGGAAGGTCACGAATACGGGCAGTTTGATAACCCGGCTCTACGCCATCGGCGCGGAGGGCATGACCTTTGCCGATATCAACAACGGAAAGGCTTACGTCGAGGACTACACCTACACGCCGGAAGTCAGGATAAGCACCCTCGACTGCACATCCTTCACCAACCCCACGCAGATGCTGGAATACACCAGAATGCGCCTCGCGCAGTACGCCACGCCCACCGTGAGCTATGAGCTATCCGCGATGGACTTGAGCTTGCTGACTGGGTATAAGCACGAGCAGTGGGAGCTGGGCGATAGGGTCACGGTGTATGACAAGGAACTGGGGATAAACGTCAAAACAAGGGTTGTTCGGCGCGAGTACAATTTGCAGGAACCTTGGAAGAGCAAGCTGGAGCTGAGTACTACGCTGAAGAATCTGTCAAGTTCAAGCTCCACATGGGATTCCGCTGTCGCTGCGACGGAGGGCGAGAGCCTTGTGTCGAGTGTCGATATTAAAGATATGGTGCCGTTTAACCATCTCAAGAATTCGAGAGCGGACGACGGATTTGCGCACTGGATCAACAACGGATTCGCGGTGGACAACCAGAACGGCGCTTCTGGCTCCTGCTCCTTCAAAGCGTCGGGCGTACTGAACGGCACGAAGAGCCTTAGCCAAGTGGTCTACCCGGCGACCCGCGACAACTACACGTTCTCCGCGAAGGTGGCATCTGACGGTATTGAGTTGGGCGCGGACGGAGCGGTAACGCTGGAGATAGAAATCACCTACGACGATGGAAGCGTTGAGACGAAAGAATATGACCTGTATTAACGGTCGGAAAGGCTGGTGCTTTCATGGTTTCCTACACAAACGTTGTTCAAAAGATCGTGCCGACGAGTGCTATGACAGGCTCTTATGATGAGCAGAAAAAGGTGAAGTCCATCCGCTTGCGCGTCACCGTGAAAAACGCCACCGGCGATTTGTATCTCACAGACCTCATGCTTCAATCCGGCTCTATCGCCACGGGCTGGGTTGGCCACGTCAGCGAGATTCAGTTCACGCAGGACGGGTAAGGAGATGAGCTGCGATGTCTTTTACCAGATTTGAAACCCTCGTAGATAACCCTTTGCCGGAGAGAAAAGTGGCGAGTATTCGCGTGGGCATCCGGCTCCACAATGCCGAGGGTCAGCTTGCCGTCACCGATATGCTGTTCCAAGAGGGTGATAAGGCGACTGGTCACGCGCCGAGTCCTGCCGAGATGCTTGTGGCTACCAATCGCAGACGAAGGGTGAACGCGGTCATCCACGGCGACGAAACGCTGGTAGTCCTTAACAAAGGGACGGCGGCATGTGGGACGAGCGTCACCGTTAAGCCGACTACAGATTGTGCCGGAATCGTTCTTTCTCAAGGCTACGGTGCGCAAAGGCTGGAAGTCGGAGGAGCTGACGCGGGTGATACTGTGGTCATCAACAGCCTTTCGGCAAGCGTTAACAAGAACGGCGTTGAAACAGCTCATGCTGGCTTTTTCTCTTACTTGCAGGACGGCATATCGAGGCACACGGTCGAGCTTGACGGCTCTGCTGGTATCCTGTTCGATTTTTCCGAAAGGGACGGAGGCGTAAGCACATGACAATGGCGTGGATAAACAGTATCACCCCTGACTTGCTCTCAGTGCTCTCTACCGTGCCCTTTCTGCCGGATATGATAGCCGTTCGCTGTCTGACGTTTGATAGCACCGGCGCGATTAGCCTTTCGATGAGCGTGGACACGCTCCTTCTAGTCATTGCAGCCCGACAGGACACCCGCTGGTTGCTGTCCCTTTCAAATGAGGATGAGGCGGCGTTTATGGCTGTAAGAGACAATCCGGCTGGTGCGCGGGATACGCTGCTTGCTGCTATTCGTGGCTTAAAGCTGGCGTATCCAGCCTTTCGCGGCCTAGACGTGCGCCTGTCGTCAGATTCTGACAATACACACATCTTGCCTGTCCGCGACTTGGTAACGAGCCTGTATATCCAGTACAAACATGCCTTAGTGCAAGGGCATTACAATCTGACGCTCCCCGGAGCTAGAGAGACTGACTGTACGTGGGTCTACCACTCATCCTTTCGAGGTTTCTATAACACGGTGACGGCGCTCTTTCCTGCGGATGCGGAGCTTTCCTACATCGACAGCGTTCTGCGAGAGTTCAAGGCTTGG